TGCGCATAAATGGATGACGAGTGTGTATGGGTTCTTTGGAACGATGATGCAACGCCGTCTCGAACTTGCTCATGACGTGTCGGATACCTTGGGATTGGCTAAAGATGGTGAGATACGTAAGGCAGCAGGTAATCTACTTGGCCTATTGTGGGACACCATGGCCTATGTAGTTTGGCCAACAATGGTAGAGGAAATGGTTACGGGTGTTACCACCGATGACCATCAAGGCTGGGGAACTCATCTAGCCTCAGCTGCATTTCTTGGCATGGCATCGTCGGTGCTATTTCTCCGCGATGTGGCCCATGCAATTGAGTCTGGCCAAACCGCTGGGATTGGTTTACTGCCCACAGCCCTAGGCGATTTCGTTAAAGGAGTGAAGGCACCATTCAAACACGATGCATTCACCCGAGCACGAATGGGTAAGACTGTTGGTGATACCTTAACCGCCTTTGGTCATATGACCGGAATGGCTCCTAAGACAATCAATAACTCCATTCACTTTGGTATTGATTTGGTTAATGGCATAGCACATCCCAAAGGCTTCTTTGATTGGTATCGTGGTGTAGTGAAAGGTAAAACCGAACCTATAGAGGTAAAATGACCCAACAAATCGCGGACGCGTTACTTAATCTCCTTGCCAAAGCCGATCTCTTAATCGTCTTCCTTGGCATGATGGCGTTGGTGTGGAAGTCACTTAACATTGCCCATGATTTATCTAGTTTAGCACTCAAGGGACAACAACCTCAGCCTCAACCAGTTCCGGCTAAGCCTACTCCAACCCCGACCAAGCCATCGGTGGTGGTTCCTGCACCCACTCCCGATGTTGCCATCGACCAAGGCCTCGTCGACTTCATTAAAAAGCAAGAGGGATTTCGCGCTACGGCTTATTGGGACTATAAGCAATACTCCATTGGCTATGGAACCAAAGCCAATTCCGCAACCGAAGTTATCGATCAAGCCGAAGCCGAACGCAGACTTCGTGTCGAGATCGCCGTGGCTGATAAGTTGGTAACGGACTTCGCACCAGGGTTGCCTAAGGGTCAGCATCAAGCCCTAGCTGATCTAACCTACAACGCTGGGTCTGGCTGGGAACACCAATCCCTTGGAACCCAAGTCAAAGCCGCTGTCACCAGTGGTGACTGGACTCATGTTAAAGCCGATATCCTTCAGTACAACCACGCTGGGGGTCAGGTGAACGCGGGATTAACCTCCCGTCGTGAAGCTGAAGTATCGTGGTTCGATAACCCACTATAAAGGAGATGATGATGACGACTATTGATGTAAGCGGTGCAGCAGCAACAGCTGAGAAGGTTGTTGAGACTGTGGCTAAAATTGAACCTACCGTCGCGACAATTGTTGGAATGTTCGTCCCCGGCGCAGCACCAGTTGTGGCAATGGTTCAGCCATTTGTGCTTATGGGAATTCCCTACCTTGAACGGGCTATAAATGATATCGCCTCAGGTAATGGTGGGGATTTCATGGGTGCGATGATTGAGGTTATGCAGCATCTTTCGAAGGGCCAGCCGAACTCACCCATCTTATCTAACGCTGAACTTGTTGCAGCTAATAAAGCTGCCGCAGGACCGATTACCAACTAACACCCAAAGTAAAAATGACAGACGATCATGTAAAAGGACTTGAGCGTGCCCTCGGGAATCTCGAGGGCACAGTTAAATCTCTTGTGGAAAGATGGGGTGAACAGGATCGTCTGGCGGGTAATCAGCGGCGTGGAGTTTATGAGCGATTGGAGTTATTGACTCGGCAGATTGATGCTGTGGCTAATGATGTTCAGAACGTTCAGCAAGACGTTGCGGAGATGCGGAATGAGATTGAGGACAAGGTTATGCCGGTTGTGGAAGCGCATGAGTTAAATGAGGCAACAAAGGGTGAGGAGAAGAGGGTGCTTAGTAACATCTGGTGGGGGATAACTGTATTAGCCGTGGTGTTGGGATATGTTATAGATCGAGTATTGCAGATTAAGGGTTATCATTGATAGCGCGGTAGATTTGCACCCCTGTGCGTTTGTCGATGCCAATGGCTTTGATCTTCCCACTCCCTTCCAAGATGTCTACAATTCGCCCGATGGAATGGAGTGGGATGCGATCTTTGGCGAAGTTGACGATCTTGTGTTTGGCTACGCCAGAGCCATGATCGTTGATGCGGACGAAGTACACAATTTCATCAATCGCCTGACCATCAGCACCACCAGCACCGGCCTTGAAGATTTCAGGCAGGGCTTCTTCCATTTCTAGCAACCATCCCATAGCTCGATTGAAGTCGGAGACGGTGAGGATTAGGGCGTTTCCTTTATCTATAGCGGACACCATAGACAACTTGTACAAGTGAGCACGCCGTCTCGTAACGTAATGGATGAGCTTGGGGTGAGACGGAACTGGGACCTCACCGAGCGAGCGCCAGTTGTTGATGGCTTCTCGATAATCGTTAGTAACGTCGAATTCTCCTGTGAGACTATTAATAATTCGTAAATCGTATTCCAAGGCAGTTGAATGGTTAGTGGTTCTAGGGGCAAAGTCATCGACGATTATCCTTTCATCGGAGAAGATCAGATTGAGGCGGGAGGTGAAGCCTTGTTCCCAAGCACCTTCAGGCATGAATTGAAGGAGATTGGATGGAGTGGAGCCGCAAAGCATATTTAGTTGTGGCGATTTGATTTTGATATTTATGTCTTTGGTTCGTCGGGTTTGGCTATAAGGGTCTGGATCGTAGAAGGCGGATAGGCCAGCAATCATTTCGTTGTCATACTTATGAACAAAAGTACCGAGTTCGTCAGCACAAATATACATAGAGTTGTACTCCAGAGGGCTATCAGGTAGACGGACAACCATCCGTTTAGCACCGACAAGACTATCAACCAAACTTGGGAAAGTAAGGCTAACAGGAGCAAGATGGAAATCAGGTAGATCGATGACATATTTCCTCGCTTCGCGTACTGTTCGAGTTTTCCCTACCCCCGGATGACCAATAAGTAGCACATATAGGTTCGGATACATCGGCCCACTGGTTGTAATCCAAACCTTCTGTTCTACCACCGATGCTATCGCACTAATCGCACTCCATTTTCTAAACAGTAGTGGACTACCCAACCCTGCGGTTTGTTCGACGAATGACTCGATCCAAGAGTCCAGCTTCCTCTTGCCGCGATCTAGTATCTTTCCCTTTATAGTCTTGGAGACCGTTGGGATTTTTCCGTGCATCATATTTCCCCCGATTCCAGCCTACTTGGCAATCATATGGAATACGCAGGGTGCGACCTTGCTTGAGGGGGACTTCCACCGCGAGCATTGCTTGTATTTGTGGAATGATTTCATCTTCAATTTCCTCTGGATACATCCAAGTTGTTGCGTCGTGGTCTTGCATCATAAGAATTGCAGGACGCTGACGCCAAGTGTTTAACATACCGGTGTTTACAATGTCGGCTAGGGAGCCTTGGGGATCGTAGGCGATGGCAGCACGGATTACTTCTGGATCGCCTCGTCTGCCAAGGAACCATCGCTTGCGACCGGCTAAGTTGATGATATATCCTCTGCTCCAGATTTGTCCCCGAACCCAATCGTGCCATCGTTGATGCGCCGGGAAAGCTCCAAAATACTTTGGCTGAAACTGCCTAACAACGCCGAGTGGGAGCTTGGATTGCTGAGCAAGAGTATCAGGCTTGCCCTCGTAATTTGATCCATGTCCAAGTTTTTTACACATGAAGCGATATGTGTAATGTCGATAGTAGGGAGACTCAGCAATCTCTTTGTCTCGCTGTAGATTACCGCTCCAGGGTAGCTCTGGCCAGCAGATTTTCGCCACCGAAGTATGCACGTCTCCAGAATCAACTGCGTCGAGGTATTTCCAGTCATTGAATAGATTCCCTTCTATTGCTCCGACGACATAGGATTCACCGGACTTGGCGTCGAATTTGGCGAACTTGAGGCCGGGGTCAGATACAAATACACTCCGGAGGGATTCCTTAATATTCTGTACGTTCCCTCCGGTTCCATATTCTGAGTAACTTGAGCTAAATCGCCCTGTATCGGTGCCAGCAATGTTATAGGATGTCCGCATACGTCCATCGGAATCAATATCGGTTTTGAGAACAGAGATATCTTTTGCCAACTCCCGCATAGCTCCCATATGTCCGATGATTTGTTTGGCAACGGTATACTCCTCCATCTTCTCCAATGCGTTTCGATCCACTGTAGGACGGCCATAGCGTTTGATCTCCGGGATTTGAAGATGGGTGTAGAAGAGGTTCTTTAGGTCGTCACTGGATCGCCAATTGAACCATTTCATTCCCACACCATCGAGGACGATAAGTTCTAGTTGGCGTTCTAGTTGGTTTAGGGCTTCGTAATACTCCTCCAAAACTTCAGTGCGTCGGGCTTGGTCGACGAGGACACCTCGGGCGTTCATTTCTAGCACAGGACCCTGGAGTGCCTTGGAGAAGGCATAGGTTTGGGCTTCCTCCATTGTAGATTCGTTGTGGGAGAATTTGATTGCGTCCCAGACTTCGGAGGTTATACAGCAATCAAGTCCATTATACGCTTGCTCGCGTTCAAACTCGGAGAGGGAAGTTGGGTCCATTGAGGCAGTGAAGATGATTTTCATTCGTCACGTTTTACGGTTTCATGTTTCTTGCGCATGTGTTTCCAACTCCCATGATCCGTATAAATTGATCCAAGATATCCCAGCCCCTTCAAACTCTCCGGCTGCCTTGCGTGGTGGCAAAGCATCGTGTCTTCCTCGGCTCCCCGCACCAATATCCCATAGCTTCGCATGAGGAACCCGATATCATACACACCATTTTGGAAAAGTTTTTTGATTGTTCCATCCTCAAGAACTCTACGTATAATCTCCCAACACTGTTGTTCATGCTGCGGAGTAGGCCAATAGCAGCCTGACGTTGTTCGAGTGTCATCGAATGGAATAACGATAGCAAGGTCCCCTCTGGGAGCGAAGCCAATACATGTAACTCTATTTCCGCTCGTCTCAATATCGACTGATAGTAGGGGGCAGGATGTAATGAAGCTGTTAATAAATCTGGTGATGTCTTCAAGCGATGGTTCGATCCAGATTTCGCAGTTCGGACGGCGGATTTCGGCATAGGCGGATTCCCGTTTGGCTTTCATTAGGTCCATGATTACTGTGGAGCGGATTTCCCATTGACGGAGGACGGCGGCTGGGTGATAGGTAGGGAGAAGTTTGAATCCCGTGGCAGTATGGGTTGAGTACAACGTTGTTCCACGAAGGCTTTTAACTCCAGTTCTCCCCGCCATTGCCCATAGAGCAGTGTTGCCGAGACACAGCACAAGATTAGGATTATGATCCAGAAGCTCCTGCGCAAGTCTTTCAAGCTCTGATTCATAAACCTTATTAAGGTAGCCAGATTTAACAAGAGCTGGATAACCTGAGATTCCGCTGGATTTTGGTCCACAGACGTTATCGAGTTTATTCCCATGTGGGTGGAAGTTGAGGACGTTGGTTCGGTGGATTTCATCGGAATGGAGACTCCATATTGCGTCAACGATGGCAGGGTCGCGCTTGTCCCAATAGCGTCTGAAGAGGGATTTGTCTTCAGAGGTGAGGTTGAGGATTTGGGCTTCGTCGAGTTGGTTGAGGAGTTCTAGGCCGGAAGGGCCGACGAAGCTTGAATTTATTCGATCCTCCTCAGCGCCTCGGGCTTCGCCTAGGATTACGAGGGGAGTCATTCGTCAACCACACATTTCCAAACTACCTTGCCACAAGGTTCGCAGTAGCCGTAGGCTCCAAATCCACCACCTGCTAAGCCAAAGCTTTGTTGTAGTTCGGTGCCGCAGGTTGGGCAGTTCTCAACTTGATGATCTAGAATGCCTTCACGAACATTGATTGGGTCGATATGAATCTTTGGTTCATCTGACATTAGATGCACTTCTCCTCTACCAACTTCGCATATCCAACCACATCTTCCCAGTGTTGCTTAGACATGGATTTGCCTGACAGAATACGACTGAACTTCAACGCAATCATATCCAGGGCCTCGCGTTCTACATCGGTTAATCTATTCCACCCTGGCCCTGCACGGAACATACGTTTGATTGCTTGGGAGATGATGGCATTGTCTTCGAATGAGCCGTGGGTTTGTTGACGTTCTTCGAGAAGTGGGAGTCGGGGCTCAGAGCTTTCTTGTACCTCACGCTCTAGCTCCGCTAGCATATCATTAGGTATCTTGAATGGTTTGATTGGTGCTTGCATGTGATCCTCATAAAAAGAGAGGGAGCATTTGCGCTCCCTCTGGAGTTAGTGGTTAGTCTTCTACCGGCGCGGTTTTACCAATATTAGCATAGATCGATTCCCCATCCTTACTCGCGGAATGGGTGATCGATCCAACGAATTGGCAATTGGGGGTGTCATCAAGGCATTGACGGGTGGTCTTTTCGTCATCCGCTACGCCGAGATGAACGAGGAAATCCTGAAGGCGATAGAGGCTATCAGGGGTGGTGTAGAAAGTGAGTTTCTGCTCAAATTCCTTAAGGTCTCGCATAGTGCCATCGGACTTGGAGGCCCATTCGTTTAGGGCATCTTCGTCAACGGATTCAAGGGCGGATAGACAGCGGACCTTGAATTCAACGAACGGCGTCTGCTTCTCTTTGGACTTATCATGGCGAGGGAGGCCGATTACGGTCCATACATATTCCCCTACTGGCAAGGGCTTGGGGCGATCAATTTGAGTTGCTGGTTTGTCTAAGATGTCTGAGATGTGTGTTTGATTTGCCATTAGATTTTGATCTTTCGGTTGAGCTAGAAGGGAATTTCTTCATCTTCGGTTTTGGATGTTTTTGTTGGTTCGTTTATCTCCTTCATGATAAGTTCTTCGATCTTGCCCAAATAGCTTTGAATGCTATATGGTCGTGTAGATTCTGGTACTGTTGCAGCGTTAACTAAAACGCCATGAACCGCCATAAGTAATTGAAGTCTGTCTTGGCTCATATCTTCCTCTGTAACGTTAAGGCCTTGGGTTTCTCTATCTTCGGCGCAGGCCTCAGCACCCCGAAGAATTCCGCTAACCCGGTCTCGATTGGATAGCTCCTGGCCATCGCGAAAGGACGCGGGTTCTTTAAGTCAATCATTGCTGTAGCAGCAGTTTGAATAGTACGTTTAGTTCCATTGGATTGGCATAAGGCTACACTATTGAAATACCGTGGGATTGTCGGGCCTAATGCCGAGCCAACTGATGTTGGATATCCTTTCTTGGTGCCATCAGGGTTGTCAACGTAACGGATATGACTATTGACGATAACATTAGTGCGAAATGTCTCGCCTGTGACAAATCCAAGAACGCTTTCAATTGCATCTTGGGCATCTTTGTATATGGCTCGTTGATCATACTTGCCATCTTTACCTTTAGCCACAAGTGGTTCTCTAAATGCCCACGCTGCATCGGATAGGAATGTTAGAGTGTCGATAACTAGAATGCATTCAGGACCCCATTCGCTTGGAATGCCAAGATCAACATCATCATACTTCCATCGATCAAGCATTTTCACTGCGTCAACAAAAGCCTTGGGAGCCCCAGCGATGATTGGACCCTCAGGAGAGGATTTGTATTTATCACGCAAGGTGCGAAATTCGACGTTGCCTATCTTATCTGGGCAATCACGCAGGACGAATTGTTTTAAGGCATCGAGTCCATTGTCCATGTCTAAGATACGGAGCTTATACCCTGCGGCAACAAGGGAAGCTAGCGCTCCGGTCTTACCCGATCCGCTGTCGCCTTCGATCAGGAGTTTGGTGAATTCGTTGGATTGGTGGTCAGCTAAGCTTGGCATCTGATTTTTTTCCTTCATGAGCCCAAGGATAAGTTACTTCGAGGAACTTGCCTGCACTTGGGTCGTTACCACGCCATTGCATCCACTCAGCAAATTTATCTATGTTGTCTAGAACAAAGGCCATACGTTTATGTTCGTTCAACGCGATCTCTCCTTTCAACTTTTCTAAGTCCTTATCTGTTAGTATAGCGTATGGTTTATCCATTCCATGACCAAGACAAATCCAGACTTCGCCGTCGCGGATTTCCATTTTTGGCGTTCGTTGTTGCATTAATTTGTTCCTCCTGCTGGTTTCAACAAAACTTCCGTGTAAAGGGTTAACAAGTCGCCGTCGCGGATGTCATACATTTCCATGTTGTGGAGTTGAACAGTCATAGTGGTTGAGCCGCCGAGGGCGAGTTTGAAGTAGCCTGGGCCTCGATCAACAACTCTGGCTTTGCCAAGTGGAAGAATTGCCCTTAGCGTGGCTTTAGCGGATTCCATCGCTCACCCTCTTCTTGCTTAACGAAATCAGCTTCGAGAAAGCGTCCTCGCACACTCGGATCGCGGCTGCATACTCCTCTAAATCTACATCCTCCAAACTTATCACAAGCCGTATCATTCTGTGGCCAGTATCCGATCGTCGCGTATTGTTCTGCCATGTACAGGTGGATTCGGAGATCATTGAGCCATTCCTCTAGTTGGGCGGGGGTGCGATAGGTAAAGCCGCGACCAAAGACGTTGGGGACTTCGAGCATTGGCTTTGCTGCGTCGATGACTACGCCTTTGATGACGGTGTCGAGGACAACTTGTCCTGCTAGGGTATACAAGGTCATTTGATTATTTGGGGAGAATTGATCATAGAACCGAGAACCTGGGTCCATGGTAGTGGTTTTGCGATCCATGACGAGGGTTTGGTCGTTATAGGAAACGACACGATCTAGATGGCCACAGAGGACGTAGGGTTGATTATGGCCTGATGGATTGCCGTGAGGTATATCACGTTCATAGGTCTGACCTGCACTCGGCCCCCAATCCAACTCAAACCTAAAACTCAACTCCAGCGCAGGTTTTCCATTTTCCAACGTCACAGTCTTCGCGGGGTCGTCTTTGTATTTGTCGACGTAGTCGACAACCAACTGGAGTAGTGTACGGGGGTTCTTGTAATTGCCAGCGCGAGTTGTGCTGTCAGGATTCCAATCCCTAATCCTACAAAGTAGCTGGTGAATACAATAACATACAGCATTCTCATGAGATTCTCCTCGAATACGTGCAGAATCATATTCCTCCAAAGCTTTGTGATATTCGATACCGAAGCGGAGATGGATGGATTGATCTTTCTCGCCCCAACCGTCGATCATGATGTATTGGTAAAGGCGAGGGCAGGTTTTTATATAGCCGAGAGAGGTTGAATCCCATGCGTATTGGATTTTGGTTCCTGGGAGGAATGGGGAGAGAACTTGTGGAGTGGTGGCTTTGGCCGTCTGCGATTTGGCCATTACTTAGTCCACCAACAAAATTGAAAAGGATATATGCTAGCATACCATATAGTAGGACCAAAACTATCAGAAATTCGTCTTAGATATAAAGGCCAGCGAGGTCTCCAACATACTTGCCAACTGAAATGTGACATCAAATCCTCCTCTTCATTGGTGCCACAGCCGGCTTCAATCCAAGCTTCTCTAAATCGAGTGTGACCTTTGGTCCTTGGTTCTTCTTTGGTTTCGATCCCTTGGTACCAAGTTCCTTCTTCGCCCGTTGGTTACGATGGTAGGCGATAATGGCGTCGAGCTTACGTCGACCGGGGGTGCCTTGGGTTGTGGATAGTTCCATTGGGTCTAGGGTCATGAGGTAGTCAATGTCGTTGAGTTCGTCAGTCATTTACAGCCCCCGGATAACAATTGATGATTTCACCTTCGGGCGTTGTATAGTTTTGTATCAAATCAATACGATGCACGAGCCATCGACTTAGCATAGCTGACATCTGACTACGATCTATAGGATCGCCACCTGTAATGGTTATCGATACTGGCTTAGGTTGTCGTCCAAATGGTTCGTCAGTCATCGCCGAAATCCTCTGCGGTTAGTCGATTCATTGTATCTACAACTCCTGATGCTCTAATCATTGAGCAATGATTCTGTACCAATTCCCTGATCATCGCCGTCCATCCTTGGTCATAGTGCTTAATCATCGTGGCCTTGTCTTCTGCGTAAAGAAGGACTTCGGATCGGACTACGCCGAGGGAGGGTCTAGGCATCGATTATCCTAACCATTTTCATGAGTTGATTGGGTTTCGACATCTCTATTAGCCATATATCACGCATTGAGATGCCACCTTTAATTGGAAATCGATGCATAATCCACTGCAAACCATCCTTATTTCGTTTTACTGGTTCGAAACAAGGTACTCGCCATATATTATTGCAATAGATTTTGCGCTTGGGCTTAGGCATCAGGCAACTCCGCTGATTTCCTTACAAGCCAAACTTCGCTTAGTCCCTTGGGACAGAAGGTCATTACGTCGTCGAATAGTTCGCTGTCGGGGAATTGGTTCTTGGCAGTGGAGAGATTATGGCGCAAGGCGGTTGGATCGTTGGTTTCTATCGCGATGCCAATTTCAGAAGCTAGGGCTCGCTCCCAGATTGGTCGGAGGAAGTCAGGGGAGAATTTAGGCATGGTTGTTGTTTTCCTCGATTTCACTCAAGCTTTCAATATCCGGAATATTCTTATCCTTCGGTTCTACATATACAAACGTAGTGGAGCCGGTGGGGCTATGTTCATCATCCACTGGACCAACAAGTTTGACTTGCAACACATCGTATTGGGATTGGCCATGGAGTACGTCGCCTGGGGGGAAGATTTTGGCGTTTTCCTTTCTGTCGATGACCCTGGCTTGATGCATTCGCATTTGGAAATACTTTGCATCGGTGTAGTTATCATACGGGAGCCTGATTCCCTTGGGGTCCTCTAGGGCTCGGTTGAAGATGTCATAGACATCTTGGTAGGACATGCGGTTTGATGGGATGCTCACGTTTTGATTCCTTCTTGCTCTGTTCCGTCAGCCTTTATAAAAATTTCCCATTGATCTTCCGTGAAGTAACACATGAGAATTTCTGCATCAGGTGGTATAGGCTGTGGAACTTTCCATTGTACTGCTATGCATTTGTTACCTTCATTGTTGATGAAGCATTTGGCCTGTGGAATTCTCATTTTCGAATCTCATAAGTTGTCCAACGAAAGCCACATTTAGGGCATTGCCGTCGGCGGGTTATTAGGCCATTCTTGTTGTGACAGGTGGAAATGGCATTGGCTCTAATGTCACAAATCTCACACCTTCCAGCTAATGGTGGACGAATCGATCTCGAAATATTTATCCGAGGACCGTGTTTGGATGACGTAACGAATGTTTCTATCTTGTGGGCTTTCGCCAATAATGTGCGGATCAAGGTGGTAGACAAGTGGGAACTCCAATCCTTTGGATTTGTGGCCGGTGAGGAGTTGAATAGCGCCGCGTTGTTTGAAGAGGTGTTCAGCGTAGGCTACAGCGGTACCGAGGGTTGATCCTTGGCGAATTATGATTCGCATGCATTCTGCCATATCTGGTGCGGATTTGGATTCCTTGGCTAACTTGACAGCGAGCCATCCGTCAACCGCAGCCAAAGCTTGAAGCTGTCCGATTTGCTCATCTCCCAATTTTCGGAGCGTTGTGACAAGTCGTGGACCGATTTCGCTACCGACCATGTTAATGCCATGTCCAGAAGCAATAAGTTTAAACGCAAGGCTAAATAATGGCGCGTTGTTTCGGCAGATGAAGACGGAGTTTGGTTCGAAGTCGGAGGCGTGGTAGTTGTCTCGTACACCTGTTTCTCCTCCGGTGTTGAACCATTTGAAATGTGGGACGTGCCAGCGGGCGTTTCGGACGATGGCTTCGGGGCAACGAAAGCTGATCGAGAGATCAAGGTTTTGCATCGAATATCCGTTGGTTGCTGCCGCCATACCTCCTGCCTTTGCTCCTCGAAATCCATAAATATTCTGGTTGGGGTCCCCAACACCGATCAATCTCCTGTTGCCAACTAATCTGCGGATCATTTCATGATTTACTGGGTTTAGGTCTTGATATTCATCCACAAGGGTCAAGGGAAACTTAGGGTAATTTCCTCCCCACAGTGCGGACATGTATACTTGATCGTTGTAGTCGATCTTGCCTTCGTAGGCTTGAGTGATGGATTTGCGTAAGATGGTGTCAGTGAGTTCAGAGACGAGATCATCTGGTTCTTCATCGAGGGTGGAGTGGAATCCCGACTGCGAGATAAGTGATTTATTAATTCCAATACTCCCTTCCGGTACGTAGCCGGTAGCTTTTGCCATTTCAACGCTGTGTTTGACTTGGTCGTAACAGCCCCAGATCGCTTTCGAGGCTTCCCCTTTGGTTTCATCGACAATACTCCGGAAGATGTTGTAGGTTTTCTTGGTATCGAGGGATGGGGATTTGCCAGTGGTGGCAGCCCAGATACGATGGCCGAGGGAGTTAAAGGTGCGTACGGTAGTAGTGGAGGACATACGTTGGGTGGCTTCGTCAGCGTTGCGTTTGTTAAAGACGAGGTAGAGAATGGGTTTTTGCTTAACCACACCTTCTAACATCTCCAGCGTAGAGGTTTTGCCTGTGCCTGCTAGGGCGTTGAGCATGAGGTTGAAGGAGGTGGTGCGGCCTGCGTCGAGGATAGCGGTTTGTTCGTCAGTCGGGGAGTGGGTCAAAACTTAACCTCCTCTGCGGGATGGAAGCCTTTGGCAAGGTTCTGACATTCTTCATATGCTACTCGCATGCCTTCGTAATACATTTCACTGGCTTCGCCTTTGGCTTTGTTTAATCTGCCATTGATTAGTTCGCGGCGCTTGCGGTCGATTAGGTCCTCAATCATCTTAGCCGGGTTCATATGATCCTCAATTCATCTTAAACTTCGATCCAGTCGCCAACTTAGTCACCTGACCAACCATCCTCTCAAGCAATTGACCAATACCAAGAAAGCCAGAGCCAATGATTTCATCACCATTGGCTTTACGAAGATGGCCTAGGACATAGCAAGCCTCCGCGGCTAGGCGCAGGTGCTCGGTTAGGCGGGAATAGGTGATGGCTTCGCTGGCTTGGCCTGCTTCGGTTTCGTACACCGAATACTGAGTCATGCTAAATCCTCCGATTGATTTTGACGGCTGGTCTATCCAATCCCAATTCCGCTAACAGGGACTTTTTCGCGACGGTTGGTTCACGATAGATTTTATCAAGGCAGAAAAGGCGGCCGAGATAGATGCCTGCCTCAATATTACGATATAGTTCATCACAGGCATTCTCAATGCTATTGCCTGTAGCACTTGCTACCATCTCTCCATCTGTCGCATTAACCTGCCACTCAGGATCGAGGTAGGTTAGGAGAGTTGGAGACCAATCCTCAGGCAATAGCTCATGGAGTTGATCAAGGATACTCATACAACGCCTAGCTTTCGCAACACATTCAACGCCGCAGCGCGTTGTTCATCGGTTTGAATGACCTTGTTTTGACGTCTATACATGACCGATGCGCCAGCGGATTCACAGACATATCCGGATTTCACTGGGACCTTAGTGTAATCCTTCTCCGCCATAGGGACCAATTCATACCGAGTTCGAAGGAAGTTCAATGCCTGGCTAAGCCCCGCTTCGCTATGAAGGAACCGTTGCACATACGATGGCCCACCGTTGGTAAATGGAACCTCAATGAAGATTCCTTCATCAGTGGCCCAACAAGTTAATGCCCATGATGGGCGAGCAGTTGGGGAGAGGGAGGCGGACATTATATCCTCCGATTGATTTTGGGAAGTGAGG